TCAAATCCGCGTTGAAGGTCAATTCCTGCTCACGCAACGCCAATTCACGCGCCTTAATATCCGCCTCCAGCGCCAGCCGCTTTTCATCAGCCTGCGCCTTCAGCGTGGCCGGGTCAGGCTGCTGCTGCAGCATCTGCTGCGCGCGCTGCTGCAACGCCTGGAACGCCTGATCAATGGCGCCTTCCAATTGCCGCCCGGCCCGAAAGCGCCGCGCCAAAAACACCGCGCCTTGCCCTACCACCGGCAACAATTCCGGCGCCTGCTGCGCCATGGGCAGGCTGGTCGCCATATAATTGCCCATCGCGGTCAGAAACTCGGTCGCGGCTTGCTTGTCGCCCTGCTCGTCAACGGCAATCGTGCTGTCCGTCTCGATCTCAATGCGGAAACTCCGCATGGCGTCTTGGCGCAGCAGCATCACCGCCATAGGAAAGGCCTGCTGGAACTCCGGCGCCTGCTCCTGCAAGCCAGACATCAGCGCAATCGTCTGCGGCTGGAAATGCTCGGCGATGATCTCCGCCGTCATCGCAATCAAATCACGCGCAAACCGCGCTACCTCGGCCTGCTGTTCCTGCAAGCGCAACGCAGCAAATTGGCCCTTGATCTGCTGCGCCGTGGCCGTCTCAGATGGTGCGGAATAACCCCGCACAATGTCTGAAATACCCGTCACCTCGTAAATCTGCGCCTTGAGCGCCTGCTCACGCGCCGTCAATTCGCGGATGGTGGCAATCACCCCATCCAGCGGCACGAAATCCATGACACCGCGCAGCCCGCCCTTATCGGCAAAGGCCGCCCAGGTGTTGACCGGGATCAGCTTATTGTCGCCACCCTCTTGGAACAACCGCCCAAGGCTGCTGTCCTGCGATGCGTCATAAACGCCAGAAACCCGGCACGCCTCGGTCAGTTTGGACAGGCGATAGGTGACATCATCCAAATCATTCGCCTGATCCTTGTAAAGCAGGAAATCCGGCTTCGGGATCAGGCTATCGGTCGTCGTGGTGGCAAACAAAGGCTTCGGGCAAGGGAAGAACTCACGCAGCCGCAGCGGATCGTCGCGCTCATCCAACGGCGCCTCATAGCCCTTGGCAATCCAGCACACCTTGCGCTCGGCCTTGTCCCAAATCTCATAGACCTCGGCCCGCGCGGCCAAGCCATCACGGAAGCGCGCTTCTGGCGTGTCGGAGTTGTCTTGCTGCAAGCGCGCGGCCAACGGCACGGCCCGGCCGATTTCCTCGCCGAACCGCTCCGCCAATTCGTGCCGCGTCATTTGCACCCGGCGCGCTACCCAGCGCACTTCACGCCAGGTCTTGGCGGGCGACATAAGGAAATCAGCCCAGGCAACATAATCATGCGCCACTTCCTCGAACACCAGCATATCGCCGGGCTGTTCGGGCGCTTCAGCCTCGTATTCGGAAGCGTCATCCGTGATGCCAACACCATCAGCGGGCGTCGGCGGCTGCATCTGTTGGAAGTGCGGCACATAGCGCACCCAAGCCGTGCCACGGCCAACAATCAGCCGATCATCGCGCGCTTGCTTGATAACCTCGTCGAATTGCTCGCTATCGGTCGCAAAAGTGACCGCGCGCTCCAGCACTTCGGCCGCCGTCTTGCCGATGGGGTCGGCGTCCTTGAAGCGCCGTTCCACCACAGGCTTGGCGCGGCGCGCATAAAGCGCCGGCTGCAGCGTCGCCACATTGGACCAAAAGATATTGATGCGCCGCTCGCCGTCATCGGAAGACGCGGCATTGCGGCGCTCGTCACGATACCGGCGCAGGCAGCGGCGGGCCGTGTCGTGCCAATCATGGCACCATTTGTCGGCCTGCTCGATCTCGATCAGCCAACGGCGGTATTTGCCGGCGGGCGTATCGTAATCCAGGTCATCGGGTTCGTGCGACATTACGCGAAAACCCTCCGAGGTGTGGCAGGTGAGATGCGACTGGCACGGAACGGCGCCGGCACTTCACCGGACCAGGCCGCGTTGACATGAAAGCCGGTCAGCAAAACCGGCAATTTGATCACGATGCCCAGCGCGTTGAACTCGGCCCGGTCATGCAGCGCGCCAATCACATCCAGCGCCACGGTTTCAGGTGGGGCGATCTGTCCATCCACGCGCTCAAATCCGGCGGCATCACAAGCCGCGTCAAACGCCGCGCGATTGGCAAAGCGGTGATAGGTATAGGTCCAACTCATGATGTTAGACCTTGCAGCGTGGTGTTGGAAAGCCGCGTTGGGTAATAGGCAATTCGGCTGATCCAGCCGCTACAAAACTGACTCCCACCCTGAAAGGTTCCTATTCTCATGGTGGTCAAGCCAATCGGAACGGAACCTGATGTATCAACAATAGGTGCTGCACCATTCAACGAAGCGGCAAAATTATTGACTTGATAAGCTAATATCTTTTTGTTCAAACGATCATTAACGCCAGCACCAGCCTCCAAAACTAGGCCAGCTTGACTTGCGGCGCCTTGTCTAATTTCGGCTATTTGATTTGTGGCACTTGTATAAAGACCAATAAACTCACCATAGGTTCCGTCAGAAAAATTAACTTCAAATTGATTAAATCCAACAAATGGTCGCTGATATTCAACTAATATGGTGCCTTCGTTTGGATTAAACCAAGGCGTCAAAGTTGCGACGGACACATTATCAGCCGCGCGCGTGGAAGCAGCAGGCGATCCAACAGCGGGGAAGATCGGGCTGGTGGGGAAGCTGCCGAGTTCTGTCTGCGGGGCAGCAAAGCGGATGGTTACATCAACGGCAACGCCGGAATTGATTGTGTCCGAATTCCAAACGGGGCGCACAAATGCAGCGGTTGCCTGTGCCATAGTGTAGGAGGCGGAAACACGCGATGCACTTATTCTTGTGCCACTTGCAAACGGCGCTTGAACCGCGACAGTCCCGGTTGCAATTGTGGTTGCAGTAGCATCCTGCTCCGCAAATGAAAAAATCGCACCGGCGGTAGGGTAGGTTCCAGCTACAGTTTTACAAAAGTTTGATGCTGCAAAGGTTTGACCAACCGTAGCGGCTATGATGCCACCACTTTCCATAAACCAAGAAAGTCGCCCAGATGCAGAGGTGGTACCAGACCAACGCACAGAAACAAAGTTCATGTTATTTTCTGTAGAAATTTCAACAATCTGCTGAGTCAATCCCGTAGGACCAGAAAAAAACATATTAGTTGGAGCGGTCCCCGGAGTTCCGGCAACAGCACCCTCAAGCCTTGGATTACGGATACCATTCGTCCGGCTGCTTTCAACTAACAACCCGCGCGCCTGAAGCGTAGCAGGATCATAGTCAAAGCGCGGCTCGTTTGTGCTGGCCTGAACCAGATTGCCGGTGCTGTCGAAATACCAAGCGGCAGACGCCCGCGTGAAGCTAATCCGCGGATCAAGCGCGCCAGACCTAAAATCAAACGCAATGCCGCCAGCGTTGCCGCCAGCCCGCAACCGCGTGTTGATGCGCTGGAACAAGTTAGCGCCCCTGGCCCGCCGTGACACACAGCGTGGTGGTCTGCCCCGTCGCGCAAATGGCCGCGATCTGCGCCACGCCTGGCGCCTTGCTGACCACCTTGGACTGACCGGCGCCAATCGGATAGCCCGCCGTTGTGGCAGACGCGCCAAAGGCAATGAAGCAGGTCAGCGTGCCAAGGTTCTGCACTTCGATGACGGAAGCTTGCGCCCCCGCTGTGCCAAAGGTTGCGCTGCTGCTGGCGTCCGTCACGGCAAGCGTGAGCGTCTCGCCCGGAGAGAATGGCGCAGTCATAGACATGGCTTGAACTCCATCACCACCGCTCAGCGCGCGGTGCGGTTTTCCAAAGGTCGTTAAAGGTCGCGGTATTGCTCGCGCCAACCGATACAATCGCGCCCGGCTGATGCACGGGTTTTTGCCGCACCCAAGGGCGGCTCATGCAGGCGTAGCGCGCCTCGTCTGGCGCGTGGTCTTCGCCGTCGCTGTCCACGTCTTCCGGCCGGTCAGGATCATGCTGCAACGCCGGCAAGGTGCGGATTAGGTCGCGGCAAGTGCTGAACAGCAGCAACCCCGGCCCGGTTTCATCACCGCGCAGCCTGGCCCGCACTTGATCCCACCCGCCAAGCGCGCCTTGCCGCGACACGCGGGCGTTATCCGCCGGGCGGAAGAACACTTTGGCCGCGCGCGCCATGCGCT